CTGTTCATATGCCTTTCTTTCAATTTGTTGCTCTTGGTAATTATGGAGATGATAATTTAAAAGCTGTGCATCGGAAATTTATTAGCATATATAGCCATGAGGCCATAATGCAGTTTTCCAAATGGATTCACATGCCTATTACTCCAGCTCGTAAAGAGGAAACAGAAATTATTGCAAAGAAGGTAACCCAAACTTTATTCCTAAAACGAAGAGCATGTTTTAATAAAACTTTGAATCGTTATGTTGGATGTTTGGAATTAGCTTCTATTGGTAAAATGTTGGCCTTTACAGATTCACATGATCCGACTTGGAGTCATGCTGTTTTAGATCAAGCTAGGAGAGAATTAGCATTTCATAGTGAAGAGTGGTATAATAAATTTATACATATTTTTAATTTGAAAGACATAAAAACTTATGAAGAAACATTACGTGAGATTGATCATCTCTCGTGGTCGGAAGACCGAATATTTGAAATAGATCAATGTGGAGAAGACTCCACTGCGCCGTGTCAGGGCTCATTGAATACAAATTTGACGTCAATTACTTTAAATGAAAGTGACGTCACTGACGTCCTTTTAAAAGAAAGTGATAATCTTGTTGCTAAGTATACAGCGAACGATACTGAAGAAAAATATCAAGATGAGGAAGACATGGATATTGTCCATGATGATGATGATAGTCTCACTGAGACTCAACCACCATTATATGCTGAATATTATAATGAATTAATAAATTTAATTCAAGAATATACAGCCTTCCCAGATGATGTTTTGCTCGACAATATCGATCAATTGGCTCTTACTTTAGCTAATTGGCAAAATGATTTGCCTGAAGATATTCCATTTTTAGATGAAGATGGGCTTATATCTTATCCAATTAACTCCATACATGTTATTCTTGGTAATATTGCATTGTTAGCAATATATCATGATCAACATTTGAGTGTATCTATGCATATTGCAGAGGTTACTATGGTTGTTGAAGAAGAAGAAGATGCTCCTCCACTCTTTGATATGGAATTTGACGATGATGATACTTT